TTACTGGTGGAATTACTTCCTTCCAGTCTGTTCCCATTCCAGGGTTCAGCTTAATCAGAGAGAATTTTCTGCTAGCAGATTACGCTGCTAGGAGTCCATTTCGAACTTGGAGCCACACACCGATCATCGCGTAATTACCGAAGATGTATGTGCGGTACGCCGTCTTGGTGCCGCCACTGTAGTTAGCAGTCTTGGTGACAAACGGTGTCTGACGGAACATGATGTTCGTGCCCGGCAGTACGATTTCCTTAGTCTGGTCGCTGCCAGCCATTTCATCGAACTTCTTTTGCCCACTCTCGGTGTGCTTCCAGTTGTCGATGATGGAGTTGTTCACCGTGGTCGCGTTGTAAATATCGCCCAACACGTTCGGTGAAACCACGCCGTAGAACATTCCCTTTTTACAAGGAAGCACATCGGCGCTCACGAGTTGCTGCTTCAATTCACGAACCGTGGCTAGGTCGAGCGTGAACGGAGTTACAAGCAAACCGCTCTGGTTAACGTTGCCGTCAACAAGTGCGGCGCTATCAGCAACTGCGCTGTACAACTCAGAAATGGATTGCCCGGCTTGATAGCCAAGTTCCACGGCGGAGTTGCCAACTAGTTCGTCAATCGAGGATGCGATTGCGAATGCGCTAAAGTTGGCGTAATTATTCCATTCGCCCACCTGCGCCGGGGCGCTGATTTGCGAAATAACTTCAGGTGCCCCAACAACACCGTCAGCGTTCTGAACGATGTCTCCCGCCAGCGTGTTATACTGGAAGAATTGTCGGTTAATACCCATGTTCAAACCTTGAACACGTCGTTCTGCCACCGCCACGAAGGCGTCGGTCTCCAGTTGTGTTACCTCAAATTATTTGAGGGATTGGGCATTTCTGCCAATCTCACACGATTTCTTTTCTCGTGTGCTCAGACTATCGCTTCGCTTTGTGTAATCACAAAAGCGTTTCTCTGTTTAGTCGTTCACGGTGCCTCGCGGCTTCCGCCTTATTAGCATTTCAGCTTCCAAGTCAATTAAGAGAAATTTTAAAAGGGCGAGATTATTCACCCTTCAAGTTAGGAATAAGCTCCTTATCGAACAGGATGGCTTGCGCGGTCAACACGTTAGAAACGTTATTGCCGCTCGGATTTGGTCCACTCATAGTGGGCCTCTTTTCTCGTTGAATTCGTCTCTTTTAGACGTTGCTGGCTACAGGAATCCCCGCCGCTCGAAGCTTAGACGTGTATTCGGCGTTCTTAAGCTTTTTACGTAATTGATCCGAGGACATCGCTTTCATTTCCTTTAGCAACTCAGCCCTTGTAGTCGTTTGCGGCTGCGGCTGTGTCTGGGGTCGCGGTGCACTAAGCGATCCTGGAACAATGCCTCCGTTGACTCCCGGTTTACGGGTGGCGGATTGCGTGATTGGCGCGGCCACAGGCGTAACTTCCGGTGCTGCCGCCGCCGGTTGAGAAGCCGGGGCGGCTGGCGTAGATACTGGTTCCGCTACTGGGGCAGGAGGGGCCGTGATTGACGGCTTTACTTCTGCCACAACTGCGGGTGCTGCCGCTGGCGGATTTGCCGCCACGACCGCTGGTACTTCTTCGACTGGGACCTGGACAGGCTTAGCCAATCGAATTTCGTTTGCCACGAAAGCTAATTCGAGATTCTCATAAGATAGGTCCAGCTCATTAGCGGCTAGCCATTTCCCAATGATTTCGGTATTAGCGTGACATGGTTGAAAGTCTTCTTTGTGATCCGCCATCCAAGCGTTGGCGATAACTACGCCCTGTGCTCGTGCGGATTCGCGGGCGATTTCTGCCTCGCGGTCAGCCTTAGACACTTTGACAATAGCGTCTTTTAACTTGATTGGATCTTTTTCCTTGGTGGCTTCTTCTACCGCCGTGGAGGCTTCTTGATTTAGTTTCTCGGCTCGCTCTTGGTCTTGCTTCTGTTGTGTCCTGGCCTCGACGCTTGCGACCTTGTTCTTTTTCATGCGCTCGGCGTACCGAACGGCGTTGACGTGGGCGGCTTTAAGCTTTTCAACTACTTCTTCATTCGACCAACCCTCGATGTGCGTAGGGCGGCCAATAGGGGTACCGTCTTCTGCTGTGGCCTGATAGTCGAGGACAATCTTTTTCTTTTCTTCCTCAACGGGTGCCGCAACAGGTGCCGCTGGGGCAGACTCCACAACGGGGACTGGGGGTGCGGGCACTTCGGCGGCTAGAGCGGCGGCTTCTTGCGCCTGCTGTTCCGCCAACGCGGTGTCGGCAGCAATTTGAGCCGCCTCTTCCGGGGTCGGGGCCGCTTGGCGCGGACGGGGTTTATAGTCCGGATCGTTTAACATCTCGGATGCGATTGCTTTACCTTCTGGAGTTTGCAATAGCACGTTCACGGCGGCTAGCTGCGATGGGTTGCGCATCGCGGATTTCAAATCTTCTAATGTGGCGGACTCTAGCCAAGCTAGGTCAATTACGGTGTTGGAATTCATTCTATCCTCACTGCATTCATTTTACTGCGGCCCTTGCGGGCATTACTTTAACTGCTTTGCTGCGCTTGTGCCTTAGGCTTAGCGGGGTGAATTCCGAAAACCTTTTTTACGGCGTCGTTTGGAACGCCCGTTGTGGCCGGGTGAATCCCAAAAGTTTTGCTCACGGCTTCTTCTGCCAATTGGTCATCAGCAGCGTCTTGTTTCTTCAATGAATCCGCGTGGGCAAAAGCCGACTCGAAAAGCAAGTCATAGGATTCCGCCATGTACCGAGCGCGTTTTTGACGCTCTGTTATGACGTGGTCTGAATCTGCTGACTCTGGGTCTACTTTGATGATGTCTTGCGTGGCTCTAAGAGAACTAGCGTTCGCCATCTTGACTAAGACCTTGAAACCGGGTGTTAACGTCGTTTGCAATAGCAGCGACTTCTCCACGGGAGTCAGGTCTTCACATAGAATTTTTCGCGCTTCTTTCTTTTCGGCCATTGGTTTCCTTGCCTTACTATTGGATTAAATTACAAAGTTGTTTGGGAACCGAAGCCTTGCGTGGTCTGCTGACCCAGCAGCTCTGGATCTGTGGCCTTCTCGATTGCGGCTCTAAAGCCTTCGTTCCCGGCCTTGCCTAGCTGGCGCTGATCCTCCAGTTGTTGCTCCTGCTGAAACTTCTGAACGCTTGCTACTTGAGCCGCTTTAGCCTGCGAGGCTTGCAACGCGGCTGGAGAATTAGCGTCGTGTTTCTGTTTTTCTTCTGGCGTCATGCGGCGTAAAAATGGTTGACTAAATTTCCAACCGGCGGCATTCGCGAATTCTTGGAAGATCGCGACTCCATCCCACATATAACCGGCGTCTGTGATGTTTTGAGAGAATGTTGGGTTATTCGTTATCTGCAACAAGACGGGCAGGAATTGAGACATCTGTGCTTTTGCGCCGAGCTTAGCCCCCGCCAGGACTTCGTACTCAAATTTGGCCGAGCGGAAATCAATGTGATCCACCGTGTAGCCTTCGCCCAATTCTTCGCCTAATGTTTCGCGAATCACGGACGTAGGCAGCAAATCGTTGTTGAGTTCGTCCATTTGATACAGCCACGGCTCAAAGACTTGGCGCACGAATCTTCCCGCAGGACCATCTAGACGGGACGCGTTAGCTTGGATAACGGCTGCCGCTCCTGTACCAGAACGCATGCCCGTTGTCTTGACACCTGCGGCTCCCGCGCCTTGGATTACTTGTTCGTTGGCACCAGAAGAAGACGCGCCTGCGGCTTGTGCTTGGGCAATGAATTGCCAAGCCTCGCCGGGGACAGGGGGCATTTGCAAGAACTTGAACGCCTTATCAACATCGTCCTCGACATCAATGATGCCGCCTTGACGCCAACGGATGTTTTGCGTCAGCGGGTTAAAGCCCTTCTTACGAATGGCGGTTGGCTGCAAGCCGTAAGCCAGCAGATCGAGGGCGAGATTCGTGACCCCTTGCTCCACGATTTGCTCGCTTCCTATTAATAGCCCGATCCCCTGTCCGTAAAAGCAGTCGGGAATATTACGCCAGTTAAAACTAAAGAACGGAATTTTTCCGTACGGATTCGCTTCGTTGCGAATCAAGATGTTGTGGCCGTTGAAGGACAGGACCACGATAACTTTCTCGTCGTCCCAACGCTCCAAGATCTCCATCGGAGCCACGTTGGGGTCCGCCGATGTTTTATAACTTCTCGGCAACGCGTGCTGCAAATACCCCATCATTCCTTCCGGAATGGTCATGGTGATATTGTCGGGACCGGATGTTACGCCTTCCGCGAAAATAGTTCGGAGCACATCCTCGCTCGGGATATTGTAGCCTTCGGTGCCGCGCAGGTGGTTCAAGTCTGTATAAGTTGCATAATCGCGGTAAACCACCCAGCCCGCTCGGCGGATATCGCCTACGCGACATCCGGGGTTCACTAGCACCGTGCGGATATCGCAATACTTAATCCACGGGTGAGAAATCTTCTTGTCGTAATACTCTACTTCGTGCTCGTCGGATTCCGGGGTGTCGATTAACTTCGTGGTGCCGTCTGGTTGCGGAAGAGATTTCTTATCGCCTTTGCGCTTGTACTTCTTCATGCGCTTATCGTACTCGACATAACCCCACTTCATTATGCCGGTGCCTAGCAAGGCTGCTTGCTCAAGCGTGCGCTCTACTTCTTCCTCGAACTTCATGACATCGAGTTGTGCCGAGAAAATTGCGGTCTTAGCGGTCACGACTTCTTGCTTGGTGTTCGGACGCGGGCGAAGTAAGAACGGCGGATCTTCGTAAAAAATTCCCGACATAATTTTGGGAACGAGAGAAGAAATCGTGTTTGAAACCATGTACTTGGGCACTGAGGCTTGCCCAACATTTCCACCATCAAAAGCAGACTGACTAGAAGGGGATTGATACAATAAATCCGAGAGGGTCCACCCATTCGCCCACTGTTGAATATTCACATAGTTGTCGGCTGTGTGAGTGTCGTCAAGAACCAACTTCACGCTGGCGGCATCGTTAAGTTGTACGGTATCGGTGTTTTTATCTACGTAGGTATTTTCTTCGTTGATTTCCGCAGCGGGGGTGACGTAAAGATCGTGGATTTTTTGCGCTACTCGCTGCTCCTGATCGCTCACGAATTCCTTCTATTAGGCTCTTAGGCCGTTGCCGCCGAAAATCCGGCTCATGGTGGATCGTCTTGGGTCTGGGGTTGGCTCAGACATCGCAGGACTAGGAGGGGCACTACTTCCTCCGCCGTCATCGCCTCCGAAGATCTTTTTCTTCCAAGCGACCAATCTTTCTTTTGCCGCTATTTGCTCTGCTTCCTTCTCCGCTTCTTCGGGATCAACGTCTCTCTTCAACGCCGACTTAGGCAAA